AGAAGTATTCAATTCATAAAACATCTGAAACACTCTATATCCTAATCTAGTATGTGTTAGATCTTTATCTGCCATACGTCTTTTCTTTATACACATATGAGCACTCAGAGTTCTTTCGCTCATAAATGTCTTTTCACACCATTTACAAGTATTACTTTCCGAAGATGTCTTTGATTGTGTTGTCATTGTATCCATGTGATAATGCTAATTCTTTGAGTTCTTCTTTTGTATTTAAATTTATAAGATGATTTATATCTTCTGTTTTCATATGAGGGAAAATTTCATATATAAAATCAAATATTTTATTTTTCTTTTTTCTTGCATTAGGTGGTTTAAGATACGGATGAAATTGTACCTTACCAACCCCACAGGTGCTCAGCAAGAGCCATTGTAATTCAGGGTGTTTACTTACTTCCATAAACTGATAGTTAACCAGTTCATTAGTCATATAAATGTAATTCGCCGCTTCTTTTCCTTGTACACTACTACAATACCTCATCATCATCCAGGCACTAAAAGCCTTTTTCTGTTCATCACTTAAACGATTATAAAAACCTCTATCTTTTTTATCTATTGCCGCCATAATTTCTTTGAGCGGTATTTGAGGTTTTTTAGGCATTATTCTCCTTCGTATTCAACAAGTGCGGCGGCATTATAGCCTTGCTCTATAATTTTAGCAAATCCTCCCAAGTCTGTCAAGTCTATAACAGCCAGTATTAAAATATTATCTCTGGGTACATCAAAACATTCATGTACTAAGTCAGCACATGCAATCGCAGTACCGCCAGTTGCTATTAAGTCATCTATTATTACAACTTTATCTGTGGATTTAATATTTGTATTTTTTTGTATTTCCAAACTTGTACTTCCATATTCTAAGTCAAAATCTCTTTTGTGTGTTTCGTTGGGCAGTTTTCCAGGCTTACGAGCCATTACAAAAGGAATATTAAGATTATTGGCTATAGGTGCTCCAAAAACAAACCCCCTGCTTTCAATACCTACAATACAATTTGCTTGTAGAGATAAATCTTCCATTTCTTGTAATGTATATTTAAATGCATCAGGGTTTTCTATTAGACTTGTAATATCTCTAAATTGTATACCTGGGATAGGAAAATCAGGTACTGTTCTTATTGTGTCTTTTAAATTCATATTTCACTCATTTTTATATTTAATATTTCGTCCCATGTAGCAAATTGTTTTTTGCTATAAGGACCAGCCGGATATGTAGGTGGTGTCCATTCTATCACTACATTTCTAGTGTAAATAGACTTCATCCAAATCTTTTTACCCCCTAAGGTTGTTTTAGGTATCCAAGCAAATACTTTTTTCCATTCTGTATATTGTGGTTCCGTCTTTGCTTTTAAATCCGGGTACCTAGTATATGCAGGATGATTCATTAAAAAATATCTACAACTTCCCACGGTAAATCTTGTTTACCAAAATGCCCATAATTAGTTGTTGTGGTTAAATCTAAATTAAATAAATTAAATTTATCAATTATACCTTTAGGTGTCAGGTCTATATTATCTCTAAAATAATCTGCAAATTCCTTTCTAACTTGTCCGTCAGCATAAACATATATATTTGTAGGTTCTTTTACACCAATAGCATAACTTAATTGTACTGTGGCATTTTTAGCCTTGCCGCCTGCCACAATGTTTTTAGCCAAGTATCTAGCCATATAAGCCGCACTTCTATCCACTTTGGTACAGTCTTTACCACTAAAGGCACCGCCGCCATGTGGTGCATATCCACCGTATGTGTCTACAATTATTTTTCTACCTGTTAATCCTGTGTCGCCATCTGGACCACCAATAACAAATCTGCCTGTTGGATTGATTAACCATTCTGTGTTATCTATATCTATCTTTCCTTCTACTACAGGAAAAATTATAGCCTTTACACGTTCTCTAACCTCTTCTATAGATAATTTATCACTATGTTGCGTACTACATACGATAGTTTTAATATTGATAGGCGTACCTACTTTATCATAGTTAAGTGTAACCTGTGCTTTACTATCTGGTCCTAACCAATCAGCACCGTTTTTTCTTTCGTGTTCTAATTGTTTTAATATCTCATGGCTGTAATAAATTGCACTTGGCATATAATTAGGCGTTTCGTCACAGGCATAACCAAACATCAGTCCTTGATCTCCTGCACCAAAGTCATCTGTACCTAAGGCAATGTCCGGAGATTGACCATGCAATTCATTGTAGACTTTTAATTTATCCCAATGAAAACCATCTTGCTCGTAGCCAATATCTCTTACAGTTGCTCTAACAAGTTTTTCAATATAAACTTTATCAAATTTATCACTTTTGTATTCACCAGCAAGTGTAACCATATTGGTTGTCACTAAAGTTTCTACAGCCGCTCTATGGCTAATATTTTTATCTATTAAGTAAGTTGCTACAGCATCAGAAATTCTATCTGCTACTTTATCTGGATGTCCACTACTTACACTTTCACTTGTGAATTCATAACTCATTTATAATTTTCCTTCTTTTTTCATTTGTTCTCTGATTTTAGTTGCACTGATTTTTTGTGTTTCTTCATCAAGAACTTCTTCTTCTATTTTATATCCTACACCTCTACCATATGTGATATTCATTATGTTTGGTACAGGATAACACCTAAATTTACCTGCAAATTCTGCCAGTTCCTGCTCTATATTATCACAGATATCGTCTACTGTCCAAGGATTGCTATCATCTCTTGGCATATCTCTTACAAGAACAGCAACCTGGCCATGTTTTGCTAATGCTCTTTCAAACAACTTTTGATGACCTTCATGCCATGGTTGAAATCTTCCTAGCATCTGTGTGGTTGGTTGCTTTGGTTGAAATAGATTATCTTTTATGTCAACTGCAATAAGCCTAGCCCATTTTTCTATTGTTTCTTCAGTCCACCAATCTTCTTCGTTAATTTGTATATCAACATTTACAGTATCATCTGGTCTTTCAAATACTTTGTTAGTATCTTCATATCGGCCTTTAGATATAGTGTTCATCCAAATTACATATTCAGGTTGAAACTTTCTTCTTAATTCATTAGTAGGACAAACAAAATCTGCAATAGCATAATTACCATTGCCTACTGTTTTTAAACAATAGTCGTTCATCCTTTTCATTTGTCTTTCTCTGCCTTCTGGAGAGAAATCCCAATCATTAAAAAGTTCTCTTATTTCATCTGCATTATGCCATTTGGCATTTCCTAATACTTCTACTAGGCGTTCTGCTAACGTTGATTTTCCTGAGCCTGGTAGGCCACAGATTAGTATTCTTTTCATTTAACTCCTAAAAGTTTATCTATTTTCCCTTTCCCATTCTGCGTTTTCTTCAAACTCTGCAAGATATTCATCTAAGTTTTCTTGTATGTTTTCCTGAGTATCATGCCACTTAGTATTTAACCAGCCAACCTGTGCATCATAACTTTTACCGGTTGAATCCATGTAATCATAATCACAATCTAATTCTACTTTATCGTAAAATACAGCATCAATAAATTCGCCTAAATTTGTTTCAACAACACCCATTCCAAGTTTAAACTCATCAAAATCTTCGCCGTCTGTTTCCACAAACCAAGCACCAAAAGAACCTTTTTCGCAACTATGAAACATTAATACAGGTACATGTTTGTTGCCGTCTTCATCCTCTTCGTTAATTACTTCTGGTTCTTCATCAGTATTAAAGTATCCGCCTTCTCTTCCATATACATGGATTGCTTCGCCTTCATATACTTCTTTATCATAGTCCCAATCATCTGATCCATCTGCTGGAACTTCATATACATAAAAGCCACCGTCAGCATAGGCACTATTAATGTGTTCAAACTCATCATTTTCCCACATATTAAAGTATTCGTCTTCATCTGTAGCAGGACCTGGAGGAGTATCTGGATCTATTAACGAGTCATCTGGTTCCTCATCATCTCCATATCCCATTTGATCTGATTCCAATACAGCATCTATAAGTTCACTGGTATCGTCTAAATCTGCATAATATCTTGCAAATGCTGGATTTACTGAACCGAAAACTAGTTCGCCTCCATATCTGCCGCCTTCTATTCTAAATTTTCTTTTTGCCATAATAACCTCCTATAGTAAATCAGCAATCTGAATATCTTTTATTTTTTTATACTCTTTAACAAAAAGAGCACATTTGGGTTCTGGACCATCTTCTAATGGTACTGCCAACATGTGACCGTTTTTTAGTTTTGGAAAATACCATTTTACATCCTGGTACACGTTGGTAATCTGTATTTCTTCTGATCTTGGCATCCAACTGTGCATTGGATTAAGAACAGGACTTAAAAATCCTCTATTGTTTAAACTTGCTAATGGTACAATCTCTAAATCAGCGAACTCCTCATCACAAGTTAATATACTCCAGTCCATAGGCATCTGTATTTTGTAAGGTCCTATTTCTAAACATATTGCTGGAGCATGAAAACTTTCTAAAAATATTAAAGGTAGCCAGTAATAATCTTGATATTCAGGGTCACCACCGTCAAAAACACAATATCTTATATCTTCTATTTCATCAGGTACGCAATCTATATCGTATGATTTATTATCTATTGTTAAAATTTTCATTTATATTCCACCTTAGTTATTGAATGTCTAAAATTCTGCTCTCTGTAAAAGGCTTTCCTTTTAGTCAAGTGTCTTTTACTATACTTTAAATTACTTGTTATGTCAACTATATTAACATAATCTTTATCTTCTGCTTTACGAATACCTCTTCCAATACTTTGAATTACCCTAACAAAACTTTTGCCTGGTTCCAATAATATTAGATTAAATATCCTTGGTATGTTAATACCAACTGCCGCTACACCATAAGTAGCAACGATCACTTTATTATTCATGTCACTTATTTCATTATAATTATCTTGCCTGTCTTCTGTTTTCATTGAGCCTCTAACAAAAGCCCAATCAGGATTTCTTTCTGCTAACATTTCACCTGTTTTAATCCTATCTATTAATACCAGTGTATTTCCGTTTTCAGCAAAACCATTTATAATTTCAGATAAATGATCTATTCTTTTAGGGTCTGTGACTAACCATTTAAGTTCTTGTGCATAACTTCCAAATTGTATTGCACCATCTTGTAATTGTAAAATACTGATATCCAAGTCTGCCAGAACACCCATATCTTGTAATTCTTTACTGCTCATTTTTCCTATCACAGGACCTAAACTACAGGTACAACCTACTGCTTCATGTTCATCTTTAGGTATTGTTCCTGTGAGTCCCCATCTAATAGGAACTTCTCTAAAAGGACCACTCAATAAATTCTTTAAAACGTCTGCTTTTGCTTTATGAACTTCGTCAACCATTACACAAACAACATTATCTAAAAATTCATCAATTGGAAAGTCTGCTTCAAAACTTTTGCTTTTCTTTTCCATTATACTAAGACTTTGCCATGTACAAATAGTATGTGTTTTATCGTATTCTTTTCTATCCCCAAACAGAACACCCACATCAAGACCTAAATTTATATAGTCTTTTTCG